GTAAGCAACGCTCACACGAACAAGCACACGTCCCGAAGGGATGTTGTTCATTTTAACCTCCTTTCAGGTTGGATGCATTGCAGCACCCTGGATAGAGCGGTATCCAGCCGGGCAATGCCTCTTGCGAGACAGTTCGCCTCCCCCCCTGCTAGTCGTACGACTGGCATCGGAGTGGGACTCCAATAAAAAGAGGGCAGCCCTTGTTAGGGGCCACCCTCTAGTAGTCAATTGTCACCGATGTATAGTCGGTCAGTATGTGTAGGATGACTAATCCTCGTCAAGCAACTTGTTTACCTACAGGTAATCGCTGACTTCCTCAGCCAACTGTTTCCAGCCAGCCATGTGGTCATCAAGTTTTCCCGCAGCTACATCGTCCATTTGTACGTACAGCTGCAGAATTGAGAAAATCTCCAACAATTCTTCATCTGTCCAACGTGTTTCGTTGTAGTCACCAATTTGTGCATTATCGATTAATCCAAAGTGCCAGTTACGAAAGAACTTTGTAAATTCCTTCTTTTCCCGATACACTTCTTCTTCAATCGAATCTTCATGGTATGCACTCAGTTCGTATTCGAGTTGTGAGTAGCATTCTTCGCAGTATTGGCGAACGTCATCATGTGCCCAGTCCTCTATGATGTAAATCATAGCGAATTTTGGATTCTTGAACTGGGAACATTCTTCGTAACCCAATTCACACACACCAACTAAATTAGTTGGATATGTGTACTTTGGGTACTCGTCTTGAGGTTCGCTTTCTACTGGAGTTGTCCAGAAGATAACAAATTGCTTCCATATGTCAGTTGAGCTCATTTCAGCTCTCCTTTCGTTGTGTACGTTGATCGGTATGACCTAAGGCTACGTACAGCCTGCAATAAAAAGAGGGCAGCCCTTGTTAGGGGCCACCCTCTAGTAGTCAATTGTCACCGATGTATAGTCGGTCAGTATGTGTAGGATGACTAATCCTCGTTAAATGACTGCTAAATCAGAAAGCTAAAGCGTAGCCTGTCTCGAGAGCAGTCTTGGCTTCGTCTTCAGTGGCGTAATAGCCAAATGAATAACGATCCCAAGGACACCAGCGTTCCATCTCTTCATCCCAATAAAGGGCACCGATGTACCAGCCGGCTGCGCTCCGCAGAACTTGAGCGTCCGTGACTTTGTATCCAGTCATATTCACCTCCTTTCCTTATTATAGGTGTGCAATTAAAAGAGGGCAGCCTTTGCTAGGGGCTACCCTCTACCGCTTGTTCTGTTGCCAAGGTGCGTTACGCCTCCGACTCTTAGTCAATTGGATCCTGTATTAGGACTCTTCCGAGTTCGTCAACTGTTTCCTTGCCACGTATGCAGCAGCTGCGATAGCTACTACAAACAGGCCGAACCAGTTCACCAGACCTATCACAAAACCAACGACGTCGAAACCGACGCCGATGATCGTGAAGATCCAGCTCGCAAGAGGTGTAAACACGAGAAGGGCGGCTGCTACCACCCATACCCGGTTTTCACTCCAGAGTTTGTCCATTTTCACCTCCTTTCCTTGGTGTAGGGGACAATAAAAAGAGGGCAGCCTTTGCTAGGGGCTACCCTCAATTGATCCCGCTTATTCTGTTGCCAAGGTGCGTTACTCCTCCGATTCTTAGTCAATTGGATCCTGTATTAGGACTCTTCCGAGTTTGTCAACTGGTTCCTTACCACGAATGCAGCAGCTACGATAGCTACTACAAACAGGCCGAACCAGTTCACTTGACCTATCACAAAACCAACGACGTTGAAACCAACGCCGATGATCGAGAAGATCAAGCTCGCAAGAGGTGTAAACACGAGAAGGGCAACGATAATTACCACAACCCGGTTTTCACTCCAGAGTTTGTACATATTCACCTCCTTTCATTGGTGTAGATGGACAATAAAAAGAGGGCAGCCCTTATTAGGGGCTACCCTCTACCGCTTATTCTGTTGCCAAGGTGCGTTACTCCTCCGACTCTTAGTCAGTCAGCTGCAAGAGCATATCGTTAGATACGCTTGTAACCTGCACGCTCAAGAGCGGCGCAGATTGCTTCTACAACATACAAGGATGGATCCCTGTCTGCTGCAGCCTGCTGCTCTGCGGTGCGACCGCTAGTAAGACCGATCCGAAGACCGTCTACCAACGCCGCTCCGAAGAGACCAGCTGGTGTTGCCATTATTCACCTCCTTTCATGGGTGTAGATGGACAATAAAAAGAGGGCAGCCCTTGGTAGGACTACCCTCTTGTATCATGAATACTATTCGCTATTACTAACGATTAGTATCCGGCCTGTATTTGGCAATGTCGTAGATTACAGCATCGGTATCAGCATCGTCCCACACAAGCAAGGCAATGCATGATTTGCATTCGCCATCCTTGAGCTGATCGTACTGGTATCGACCGCCGCAATACAGACATTTGTATAACATTTGCAATATCATATATCCTCCTTATTTGTAGTGGTTATGTATAGTGCATGGTAGTGGAATGAGTACCCATATATGGATACCCATCCCACCCACACAGGCTAGGCTATTTAGTGGCCGTTATGTGGATAATTGTACCCACACGTAGGCTAGTTAATTGCCTGCTAGCTATGTTGTTACTGTCCATGATGTACTGCACAGCATTACTATGATTACCATCACAGTATTCCCATGCAACACCATCGATAGTGTCACCATAAGACATGATATGAGTAGCAGCTATACAGCTGAACTTATCATACGCCTTACCGGTGTACATCGCTAGCCCCATGAATGCAGCTATTGCAGCTACAAACATGAGCACCTTTGCTTTGTTGTTATGTGCCATTGTTTCCCTCCTTTATTGGGTTAGTTGTGGCAAAAAAAAGCACAAGCATTATTAGTGCATGTGCTAGTGATAATCTTAGTGGGTACCCCCCATACCCGGGTGGGCTCGTTAAAGATATTCTTCCACTATATGTTATACTAATATCCCCCCTATAAATTTTCCCTATTTTTTAGACCTAATGAACTTTATACTAGTTTATATAGGTTTTAGCCCATTATGGAGTCGGCCGAAAAAATATTTTGGATATTTATGCCTACAAGTTGACAAAGTATGTAGGAGTGGATAGATTATCCCCTACGTCGGTGTCCGCCGGCGATAAAAACCACTAATCATATAGGAGAATCAAATGCCACGTAAAAAGATATACCTAGAAAACGTATACTTAGAAACACCAGAGGATGTAGAACTGGTTCAAGAGATTGTCAACACCTATAGTGCTGCTAATTTCTTTAACAGTTACTCCAAAGAAGAATATGAGTACGATTCAGACAACTACGATGGATACAGTAGCTACTAATTATGAAAAAGGAAAATACAATAATGCTTACACACAATGATAATATTAGAATAACAACAGATAAGGCGATAATAATCGATGAAAGATTAATGGCTTCACCATTGAGTAATAGCTTTCATAACCTACTGTTAAAGAACCACGATATATATTATTTTAATATGAAAGATTATAATGACCCTATTACGTCTTGTAGAGTTATTAATAAAAAGATATATGACATCTTTCAAGTAGGATATAAGACAATTACATTTATAGGATATAAAGAATCCTGTGAACTGTTCTGTAGTTTGTATGACCTTAAATCATTTGTATTTAATTCAGTGATATTGATTGAGCCTAAAACACATAATACTAAATTGTTTAAAAAGCTCAAAGGTAAGACTGATTTAATACTATGTATTGAAAAGGATCGTCAGAACTCGTTCTACCAATATAAAAACAACAATTACTCCATACAGTCCTTAAAGACATTATTGCCCTTCACGCACTCTCCTAGAGTGGCTAAAGAGGTTCTAGGGTGGTTAACCTATGGAGTTTACGGACAAGTTATCTTAGATGACCCACATGGAGAACTTCACCGACTTAATTAAAGCCGGCCTTCTAAATCGTCAGGATCTATAAACACAACAGTGTCTAGATCATTAATGATCCCCTTGACTATCTCCTCAACATTGTTATCAGTGATTGAGGAGGTGTCTTGGATCATTTCCCATTGGTCTAAGCTAAAATATGAAAAACATAACTTTTCATTCTTGTTACGCAAAATAGCAATAACACCAAGTTCATCTTCATCGGAAACATAATCAACGACAACCATGTTGTCTACGTTGTTAGCACCAACAAAGTTCTTAATGAGTTCCCAGATATTCATGGTTCTCCTTTATAAGCATATTAATATAGTAACTTAAATCAAGAACTATTAAGATTAAAAAAAGAAAAAAATTTTGCGCGAAAAAGCGGTTAAAATTAGAATAGATCCTTTTGAGGGTCATCTGCCATCTTAAGTAATAGCTCTCTTGAGTTTAAATAAATCTTAAGAGCTAGATCGTAAATTTCGCTCTCTTTAGGAGAATTTTTCTTTACCTCGAATAACATCATCTGTCCGATTGTCATCCGTAAAAAAAACATCATTTTCATCTAAATTAAATACTTCTTCTTGATGAAAGTCATAATCTTCGTCTGACATTAAAATCTCCAAATAAATTTAACAAATTTCCAATAATACTTAGATAGAATCTGTTTCATCTAACTCCACCCATACCTCTCCGCATTCTCTGCAATCTACTTCGTATCTCATAATACCTTCATTGTTTCTGGTAAGCTCCGTAATTATTAGATTAGCCGGATATGGACAATCAGGACAACTGGTCGGGGAGCACGCCATTAGTAATTAACTCCTTAAGTTCTTTAAGAAGATTTTCATCTTCTCTTATCTTAGTTATAGCTTGTTCTCTACCTTGAGAGAAGGATTCTCCTCTATAGTAAACCCACGCGCCTTTTTGAGTAAAAACGCCAACCTGCATCGCAGCATCAAACACGCAACCCAACTTGTCTATACCTTTTCCGTACATAATATCAAATTCAGTTAACTTCATTGGAGGAGACATCTTATTCTTAATAACTTTTACTTTTACCTTAACTCCAATAGAGTTTCCAAGCTTGTCTTTTATATCTTCCTTTTTTCTAATATCAAGTCGCACTGAAGCTGCATATCTTAATGCAAAGCCACCTGGTGTAGTTTCTGGGTTACCAAACATCACACCAATCTTATTTCTAATTTGATTAATAAATACTATAAGAGTTTTATTCTCATTTGCTAATGAAACTAATTTACGCATTGCTTTAGCCATCATTCGCGCCTGTAACCCCATTTGCGAAGATTCCATGTCGCCGTCAAGTTCTGCCTTAGGAATTAAACTAGCAACTGAGTCAACAATGACTACGCCAATTTCACCAGTTCTAATAAGCATGTCTACAATTTCTAGTCCTTCTTCACCATATGAAGGCTGAGCTAAAAGAAGTTTATTTAAGTCAACTCCTACTGCAGTCATATATACTGGATCTAAAGCATGTTCGGCATCAATGTAAGCACATGTTAAACCCATCTTTTGAGCTTCAGCAACGAGTGATAAAGCTAGGGTTGATTTACCTGAAGATTCAGGGCCATATATTTCGACTACTCTACCAAGAGGTAGTCCGCCAATACCTAGAATATTATCTAGTGGTAATGCTCCAGTCGAAACTGCTGGCCAAGGTTCAGACTTTTTATTACCTAAGATCATAACTGACCCGATGCCGAACTGTCTTTCTAACTGAGCAATTGCTATCTCTAAAGTTTTAGATTCTTTAGGTTCTTTTGGTTCTTTTGACATAGCACCTAGTATATCATGCCGGCATATAAAAAATAGCATCATAAAAAACTGTTTTGTACGATCTTTAATTTTTTGTTTTTGGTATACTGTATCAACAACATAGCTAGGAGACAGCATGCAATCTATTCATAATTTAAACTACGATTATTTAAGAGCGGTTAGAATGTTAGAGAAGTCAATTAATACACCTATGGATTTAGTTCGTTTTTGGTCATTAAGTGGCCCTTGTTTGGAAGATCAGCCTGAAATCGAAAAAATAATAAAAAAAGATTGGCAATGACTTGACAAGAGTAGTAATGTTTGGGTATACTTTTTTTCCCCAGTCCTATACAAGTCTCTTACTACGTTTAAAGACTTACGATAGTTACTATATGATCATATCATTACTTACTGTGATGTATATAGCTACAGGTGGGGGTCTGATCCTATGAAGATCTATCAAATATATATGCCGGACCTATCCGTCTATGTTAAATATAAATTATTGGACCCAGATGAAATTAAAGAATTTTTAGAATCAATCGATACTACTAATCTTCCTAATGTTAAAAAACTGATATTGGAAAATACGGTCTATAATATGAAGACCGAAGTAACAGAAGCATTAAGACTAATGCCTAGAGATTCTGCAGAAAAATGTATAGCATCTCTCTATAATGGTTGCATTATGCTTAACCCGGGTTTAGATATTGATAGCTGGGTTTCTTTAGCTAATCCAGATTGGATGAATCCGTTTGCTGACAATAAGTTAGATATGGACGAAGGGAACTTTGACTTTGATAAAGTAAAAGATATGCTTAGGGGTTCCAGTAAACCTAAAGCACTACCTCAAAAAAGTAAGCCAAAGAAAATAACTAAACAAAAATTTCTAGACTTAAAAAATCATCTAGAATCTAATATAATTGGTCAAAGCGAAGCTATATTAGAAGTCTTTAATGCATTAAAAAGATCGCAAGCTGGTTTATCAGATGATAATAGACCATTGGGTATTTTTCTATTTGCCGGTGCATCTGGAGTAGGAAAAACACATTTAGCTTCAAGTCTAAATAAATATCTATTTGGCGAAGACGCGCAAATGGTTAGAATAGATTGCGGAGAGTATCAACAAAAGCACGAGAACCAAAAACTTATAGGATCACCTCCTGGTTATGTTGGACATGATGAAGGTGGACAACTAGTTAATCTAGTTAAAAAAAATCCAAATACAGTTGTTCTTTTAGACGAAGTTGAAAAAGCACATCCGGATATGTGGAATACTTTTTTAAGAGTTTTTGAAGACGGAATGCTTACAGACGGAAAAGGTGAGCAAGTTAGCTTTCGCAATACCGTAATAATATTAACTACAAATTTAGGTAACGAAAAAATAGTAGACCATCTTACATTAGGCGGAACTGGCTTCACTAGAGACACAAGTGTTAAATTAACTACAAAAGAAATACCAGCAAGAGAAATGGTCGAAAGAATCACATCAGAAGCTGTTAAAAAACATTTTAGACCAGAGTTCATTAATAGACTAGATAAGATTATTATTTTTAATCACTTGAATAAATCTAACTACGAAAAAATAGCCGAACTAGAAATGTTCTTAGTTTCGGAAAAACTAACCAAAAAAGGCTTTACCGTAAACTATACAGATGAGGTAATAGAAGCCTTGATGGAAAATGGCATAGATTCAGTAAGAGGTGCTAGAGGATTATCTAAAGCAAGAAGAGATTTAATAGAAACTCCGTTGGCAGACATCTTAATCGACTCTAATGTCCCAAGAGGTTCATTATTTGAAATTGGGTTTAGTAATAATAAGTTTACTTTAAAGACAACAAAACCACAAAAAAATAATTTGAATAATAAGATAGTAGAACAATAGAGTTACTATAATAACATAACTTAGAGAAGAGGTATTTATGGCAAGAGCTATTAATAGAATATTGAATCCAATCTCGACTGCACGCGCCATGGCTCAGTCATCAGGATTTAAACACTTTAAAACAGATTTTGCCGATAGAGGGACAAGGTTTGCTATAGGAGCACTTGGTCATCAGACCACAAAAGCCGTAGGCGCGAATATACAACGCATACCTACGCGGTTTACCAGCAACTAAACGGCATGATTCCAACTAGTTTGAATTTATATGATAAGGCTATATTAGCTAGGGGTGGAAAAAGAATTTCTGGTGCTATTGCTATGGGTGCAGCTATTGGTGGGATAAGAGGAAGAACAACTTCTGGTCTTAATAAGGGTAAATCCGGCGGAATACATCGATATTAAACGGAGGTTTAATTTAATGGCAATGATACCTAAGTCAGCTACAAATACCGCTCGCACTATATATAGCGGTCTTGGAGTAGTTGCCACATCTAAAAGTGGAAAAAGTTTTACTCATGCAACAAGAGAGCTTGGCCCTATAGGTAAAAGAATACATAGTTTTCTTCAAAGCGGTCCAGAAAACAGTCTTGGTAGAAGGGCTATAACAACAGCCAGAGCAGTCATGGACTTTAGGGGTCGTGGCATTGGAAGGCTAAAAGATCTTCCTCAAGGGGCAGCAACAACTTCTGAAGTCTATAAAACTGGAGGACCAAGATCGGCATCGGCACGCGCTAGCAACCCTCATGGATACGTTATGGGGCATGTTCAAAGTCAACTTGGTGGAAGAACTAGGGTGAACTTAGATCCAAGCCCAAAAGGTCCAGATTATAGAATACAGGGTTATTTCCCCCGAGGTATGGGCGGTAAAGGTAGTACAGCCGGAATTGGTGGACAATTTTTTACAAACAAAGACTCTGCTCAATTTATAAGAAATAGAAATAGAAGAGTTGCTGGTAACGTGGCTGCAGGAGTAAGCGTTGGCGTAGCCAATGCCTCTGTAGATAGAAGAGGATATAATAGACGTCAACCACCCATTCAACAATTACCAGATGGTAGAATAGGTACACCCAAAGGATTGGGTAGAAACGCGTAGGACATTAAAGTATGAGTGATTGGAAAATGCATTTAAATAAGAATGGTGATTTTGAACTAGCTAGCTTTTTATATAAAACTATAAATAATCTGATGAAGCAGTCTTTAGATATGGGAACTATGTTATCTTCAGATAACCAAAAGCTCAGGGCCTATAAAGAGCAAACCAAAAAAATGTTTAAGCAAAAATGGTTTGATGTTGCTCAGTCGCTTGAACACTTTGAAATCATACAAAAGTGCACATGTTTTTCAGATGAAAGAGAATCCTACTGCGAAGTATGTAAAGGCGCTAGATATATAGCTAGCTCTCATCTATCAGCAGATCAAATGAGGGAAATTGGCATGTTTACTAATGCTAATCAAAGTGAAGATCTTATTGCAAGATTAGAAAAGGGTCTTCAAGAAGTCTTAAACGATTTAAGATAATTTTGTTGTGCGGCAGATGTAATCATTTTATGATTTTAATATCAGATGATACAAGTAAGCAAAAGAGCACTAGTAGTATAGATTACTATTGTTCTTTCTGTAAAAGTGCTCATGTAGAGAAATATGAAAACGGTAATTTAAGATCTATTGATTGGATTGACTTTAATGTCTGATATTGAAAAGTATAATAAGAATAGTTTTTTAAAAACATTTGAATCATTAAGACCTGATTTGTTTTTTCCGGAAGAATGGACAGAAGAACAAAGAGAAAAGGCTTCTGATTTAATCAGACCACAAAAAACTAGAACTTCCATGTTTGCATCTATACCCATGAGATGCGAAGCAGCAAAATGTATATTTGCTTCTACATGCCCACTTCATAAAGAAGACCTTGCCCCAAAGGGCGACCCATGCCCAATAGAGATGTCTATGGTTTCTCAGTTTACCTATGAATACATGGACCAGTTGGAAGTGAGCCCAGATAATTTAGTAGAAGTTTCTATGGTTAGAGATTTAGTTGATCAAGAAATACAATATGTAAGAAAGACTAAATTACTAGCAAAAGAGCATTTTATTCAAGAAAATATAATTGGTATAGACCCAAATAGCGGAGAGCCAATCTTAAAAAAAGAATTACACTTAGCAGTAGAATTAGAAGACAGATTACATAAAAGAAGAAAAGATCTTAGAAACCAACTCTTAGCAACTAGAGAAGCAAGAGCTAAAGCCGGCCAAACACAACTTGATACGGCTCAAGCAATATCCGAGATAATAGATAAAGTTCAGTCTATGGAATTAGAACGTGAAAAGTTAATAAAGAAGAAGCTAGGAACTCTTGAGGTAGACGACTACATAGAGGCACAACAACCAAGCAAAAAAGACGACCCAGATGCCAAGACTTAATCCATTTAAAAAAGAAAGCTTAGTAAGTGAATATTTAAAAAATAGCAGATCCACATTAAGGGGTTCGTCTACATCATCAAGAGTAGTTTCTGGTACTGCTGCTCAAATGGAACAAATATTTGGAACACCAGACCAGTTCTTGGAAAGATCTCAAATATTACAGACAATGTACTCTAATTTTTTAGAAAATCCAGACATGAGGAATGTATCAAGTTCCACAAAAGCTATAGAACTAGCTAAAGCGACTGGAAGAATAGATTTAAGCTTATTAAATCTAGAAGCAAAGCAAAGAATACAACGCTTTGCTGCGGAGCAAGTTTATAATCTCCCCACATTAATACAAAGGTACGGGATGCCTGGCCTAGACCTCCCAAGCGGAAACGCATACAGGGCCTTATCGCAATATGACGTAAAGAACCCGGAAAGTCATCCAGCTTTAGCAGCACTGTCAAGTATGTATTTTAATATAGATCCAAGCAAATCATTAGAAGAGACTATTCTTTATGCAATGAAGCCAATATCTATGAATGATATGCGATCTAATCTTAACCAAATTCTTCCTAGTCGGACAACTTAGTCCCTTTGGCCAAAGACCTGCAGCCGGGCTAACAAAAAGAATGTTGATTCTTGACTCAGAAACAACTGGCCTTGGGGTTAATTCTAGAATAAGGTCTCTTGCAACAACAGAAGCAACAATGAGCGATACTGGAGATGTAGCAATAGGTGGACCAGGTAGTATTAGGAAATTATTTTTTAGACAACCAGGCATGGAGGGTGGGTTAATACAAACTCCAACTGGGCTAAAAAGTTTATCTGAAGGAGTTAATGAACTTGAAGGCGGACTATCAATAGACGTTTCCAAAAACCCAGCAGCTGCAAGGGCTGCACTTGGTGCTGAAATGGAACATTACTTATCTTACGACACTATAGCAATAAAGAACTCATCATTCGACTTACCGCAACTTATACAAACAGCGCAAAACACTCCAGGATACGACACAGATAAAGTATTTAAAGAGACAGTTGCAAGGTTCTCTGAAAGAATAAGTACTGATCCCAGTTTTATAACTGATGTAGATTTTTCTGGCAGACTATATATGAAGCAGAAGTTTGATAACTATGCTACTAATTTCATTTCTGCTGCAGCAACACCCGGTAGCCCAGAAGAAATTAAGTTATCTCAAATGGCTGCTTATGGAGTTGACGTAGCAGACGAGCAACAGGTTCGTAATGCGTTATACGCAAAGACCGTCGGGTCTGCCAAGTTGTTTCAGGAAATTGATTTAGGTGGAAGTTTTACTCCTAACACAATGGAAAACTTAGGATTAACAACAAATCTTTTTGAGTTGATACACGCAGAAGCAAGTAGCTCATCTGCGCCTGGATCTAATGCAGCAAAACATGTAATGGGATTAATGGGGCAAGGTTCCCACATTGCAGAAACAGATACATTGTTAGCTGGCTTCTACGCAAAATATGTACAAACTGGCAATTTAGATTATTCTCCTGGTGATTTAAGCCATCTTCCCGTAGGCGCAAGAAAATTTGTACAACAGGCAAGAAGAGTTTCTGCTCGTTCTGCAGCTCCAACTATGACTACAAATATAGCTGATGTTGAAAGACTTTCTCAAGCATCAAAAAGACTACTAGCAACAGACTTAGGCAAAAGAGGGTTCAAGGTTGAAGCATCGCTAGGTGATGTATTATCTGACATAGAGATAGCAGATAAAGCAGCTGCGTTAGGAGTATCCGAAGCAGAAGTTAGGGCAATGGAGGGTGTTGTCTCTTATTCAAAAGGAGGCAGAGATTCTGCAGCTGGTTATAAATTTTCTTCTTTAGATCCAAGAGTTATTGGTCCTGCGCCTCCACTTGGTGTACCATCAGATGTAAATCTTTATCCTGAAAATTTTAGCCAATCAATACCGATTCAAGACAGTGCCGCAACTAGTCATATTGATAGAATTTTTGCAGACGCGCAAGACAGAAGTAGGGATGTTACTGAATCGTATGGTATACCTGGAATATCAGCAACTTATAACTCAGCTGCACAAAAAATAATATCTACTGGAATTAACTTTGGAGAACAGGGAGAAATAGATAGATTACCACTATCAGCTCGTTATAGATTTGGTTCTCGTTTAAATATGCCTGTAACAGATTTTAATTCGTATGGAACTGGAATGGCTGCAATCGATGAAGATTCACTAATACAGTCCTTAACCGCAACTTCTAGACTAATTGCGCCAAGCGGAACTCTTGCAGAAGAAATGAGCGGTAAAGCATTTGGTTCTTCTAGCGCAGACATTAATTTCGGCGGTGCCATAAGAAGGGCACTAGAAACCGGGCAGATTGAAGGAGCTGCTAGATTAGCTAGCGGTATAAAAAACCCGTATGCTGGAGCAGATATAACAAGTAGGGCCTTAAGTGTAGAGCTTGCTAAAACAACAGCTGCGGTAGGCAAAAATGCTTTTAATGGGGGCATTAGTACTGGTTCTAGATTTAAAGCCACAAGCGATGAAATGAGATTTATCAAAAATGCTGACGTATTATCTGACTTAGGTTTGCAGGTATTTAATCCTCAGGATATCACTAAATTAACAAGCGGTAACAGGTTGGCTTCAAAAATGTTAGTTGGTAGAGATGTTTTTGAAAAAATGGAAGTTAACGTTGCTGGTGCAGGTGGATTAGTTGAAAGAATGAGTCTTTCAGATGCAATGATCAATGCACCCGATACTCAGATTTTACAAGCAACAGGTATAAATGTTGGTGACTCAGTATTACCGGAACATGTTGTCGGCACTGCGGCAGAAATGAATAAAGTAAGATTATCAAAAGTAGAAGGCCAAGACACAATTAATGCATTTTTAGGTGGCGAAGGAGCTTATACTCCAAGACAATCAGATGTATTAGCTACATCATTACTTGATGCGGCTGAGTCAGCAGCAGATTCTGCAGACCTAGGTGGGCTAGGTATTGACGATATTGCAGATTCAGAAGCCGCAGAACATGTTAGTGAGACAACAAGGGAATTGAGAAATCTAAACGTCTTTATAAATAAAGAAGGTAAAGAAGAAGCGCTAAGTGCAGTTAAGGAAAAGATAGAAACTGGTGGTCTAGGTATTGCTAGAATAACTGGAGATATATCTTCAAGAGCTGAATCTACTTTAGGGGCAGTCGCAGAGCGGAAGTGGAAACGACATGTTGACCGCTGGAAGAACTTCTAGGCTAATAAACATGGATGAAACAGCGGTAGTTTTATCTCCATTTGAAAACACTAAAGCAACTGCTTTGGATATGGGTCTTGATTCGGCTCAAATGGCAGCTAGATCAGCTGCTCAAGATAAACAGGCTGTAGGAATAGCAAATCAATTATCTGATGTTATAGACGAATCAAAAACTTTAAGATCAGGTATAACTAGCGAACTTAGTTCTTTAAAAATTGGAGTAAACTACGCTGATAGATCTAGAACTGTTAGACAAATGTATGCAAACTATAAAAAACCAGTAGGAATAGGTTTAGCAGCTGCAGCTATTGTTGGAGCTGGTTACTATATGTACAACAAGTCAAAAAAAGAAACAAATCCATACGACGAGGTTATGGACCAGCAAGAGACTATGCCTGGAAGAGCACCAAGAACAGATATATATGATCCAGTCCCAGTTCAAGCTTATAGTCAAATAAACGATCCACTAGCTACAGCTGGAGTTGTTGGAAATTTAGATAGATCAAAAATAGGTCACACAAAAATGGGACCAAATAAATATGATTATTTATATAATTAAAGGAAGATAAGATGCCATTAAATATAGGCAGAGCCATTAAAGGAGCAAGTAGATTTTCTGGTAAAGCGGCATCTGCAACCGCAAAAAACAGTGGGGTTAAAAAAGCTGGCATGGGATTACTTCTTGGTGGAGCAGCAATTGCTGGTGTTGTTAACGGATCAAAGGGATTAGTCGACGGTGCTTTCGATGTTGCTTTTGATAATCCAGAAGCAGACAGGGCATTTACTGGTGGAGACGTAGGGCCTGGGTATGTTGCATCTCAAATGGTTGGTGGCCCAATAGGGGCAATAGGTAAAGCTACTGGTCCGCTTGGCCAAGCAGCAGGTGCAGCAGCAGCCGGCCCAGTAGCTGTTGGTGGAGGTTTAGCTTTAGGTGGTGGAGCAGGCGTTTTCGGGCTTGCCGCAGCAGGATATGCAGCAAGTAATTTAATTGGTAAAGGTGAAAATCTCGCTGCAAAAAAACTTTTTAAAAGAGGAATGATAGGATCTGGAACAGCAGCAGGTATTGGTGGAGCAGCATTACTCGGTTCTGCATTTGCAGCAAAAAAACTTATTTCAAAAATGTCTACAAGCCCATACGCAAATAGAAGATCTAGTAAAGGGCAAGAAGAAAGACTTGGAGCTAGCGGAAACATTGTTTTAGGAATGCAGAACTCTAGAAGGGGTTACTAATGCCTATCGACCCAACGACTGGACAAGAGTTACCGTATCCTGGTGATTATAGTTCTTCTGGTGTTCCTGGCCAGGTAACTGGCATGAGCACAAGATCGCAAAGTAGTTATATTAACGACGTCCAAAGCAATCAACCAGGCCTTATGTCTATGTTTGGGTATAACTCTAGAAGAGGCGCTAACACCATAATGAAAGGTGGCTTCCTAGATACCAATAGGGAAACTGGGATGTTCTTTAGAAGAAACGACCAACTTAATAGAATGGTTGGGTCTGGTGCTACAAGGCATGCGACTGGTCTAGAAGCTGGTGGGAGATTTGGTAGAGGTTCATACGTTGGCACAATAGGACGCAGAAGAGCCAAAATAGCAAAAATGAGCGATGCCATGGCAGACCTTACAGGTAAGACGTCTGCTTCTGCGCCAAGAGTAAGACCTTTCATGAAGAACCACTTAGACCCAAGGGCTTTGACTAGGTTTCATTCTACAACAACATTAACGGGTGCAAAAAATGCGTATACTCCTTTTAGCGGACTGCACGATATTGGAAACAAATTATTTAGTGGAGAAAAATATAAAAACTTAGTTGGCGGTACAGTTGGCGATAATAAGCAGATGATGGGTGGCGGAGCATTTTCTATGCTCAGAGCTGCTACGCAAACTGACGCCCTTGAAAGAAAAATAGCAAAAAGAACAACTGCCGGAAAAGATACTACAAGGCTTACGAAAAGATTAGGCAGAGCTCAACAATCTATAACAGATATAGCAAAATCAACTACACCTGGTTTTGATCCGTTTAACATGACAACAACAACTGTCAAGGATTTGCAAACTGCTCAAGTTAGCAGAAGGTCTACACCATTTCAACAAGCAAGTCCTACCAAGAAGATTAATCCAAGAGATGGAACAACAAGATTTAGAAATCCAACAACTGGAAGATTTGAAAATAGATTTAAAACACAACAGCCGTACTTTAGAAGTAGAATGGGAACGCCAGTTGCTCCTCCAGGAGGAGTAGGTCCCCCACGACCTGGCATAACCGCTTCGTCAAATGCAAAGATAATTAGAGGTAGTGGCGGTGGGTATAGTGCAGTTTTGGATGATGGATCATCAAGGTTTATAAGTAGAGATGTAGGTTCTTCTTTCTTTAAAGACGGGATAGGCTCTACAGGAAATGCTATGGCATCATCTGCAAGAGGAGAGCTTACAAAGAGAATGCTTGGCTACACTCGTGGAGCTCAAGGATTTGCTGAAGCAGGTAATCTATCGGGACAGGCTTTAGCTGGAGCAAGGTCAGCAGTAAACGACGCTGCTTCATTGATGAGTAAGATGGAGGCAGCTGGCGTAGGGGTTAAAAGATCAGGTGGAAGTCAGGCTGCAAAAGTAGCTAATATTAGATCTAGTAGAACAGCAATACATACAACAGCACAAGAGCTACTTGATATGCAACGTTCAGTTGGTACTGCAGGAAAGAACGCAGGAAGAACATTAACGTTAGATTCCTTTAATGCAAATAGGGCAGCAGCAGCTAGGGCTGGTGGTCCTACACAAGCTTTTAAAACTATAGCTGATGATATACTTAGCGTTATACCTGGAGCTCCAGGATCTGCCTCGGCAGCTGGTTCAGTAGCAGCAAACACAAACATGGCAACAGGAACTGGAGCTAAGAAATTTCTTACAGCTGACTTAACTGAAGCAGTCATAGGCAAAAAAGCTGGCACGATGGCTGGACAAGAAATGTTAGAGCAGGGATTCCTTAAAACTTATGGCGTAAAAGGAGCTGCTCAGATAGCTAGGTACGGAGGCAAAGAAGGTGCTAAACTAGTAGGTGCTAGAGTTGGCGTAGCTGCATTAAACTTTGCTAACCCAATATTAACAGCAGCAGCAGTGTATGACATAAGTAAGATGGCTGCAACCGCAGTTATAGGCGGAGGAGCCAGATTTGCAAGGGATGCCATGAAGTCTATACAGGGAAGCATTAACAAGCCTGCTTTTGGCATGGGGTATGTTGATAACGAGGTTGCCGCAACCTCAAGGGCAAGAGGCGTTGCTGCTATACAAAACTCTAGACTAAACGCAAGAAGTTCTTTGGGGTCCGAAGCCGGAATGTTGGCCTCTCATTTTGGATAATTATTATGACTAGCTTAAAAGATAAAACTAAAAATTTTAGAGAAAGATTAGAAGCACTTTCTAGAGAAGATCTTCTTGAGATATTAAAAGCTCAAGATCCAGAAATCATAAAACAAGTTAATAGAATTGAATGGGTATTCGCCAATAAATTAAATCACGTTAACTGGTCAGATGGTTCACCTATCGAATCTAAACCATTAACCAATAGAGAATTATCATTATTAGTAGATGAACCATTTGAAGTAGATAATAATTTATTAAATGCGGGTTTGTCCTCTGAACAACAAAGGCAATTGCATTACGCTAAAGATCCCTGTCTTTGGGCTAAACATTTCCTAGGTGTTGAAACTAGAGTTTATCAAACTTTAATTTTAAGAGACCCAGCCTTAAGAAAAGTTTTAAGAGCTGGTCGTCGTTTAGGTAAAACTTTTACTATGGCAGTCTACCTTTTACATTACAGTTATACACATAAAGACGGAAGATGTCTTGTTATTGCGCCAATGAAATCTCACGTAGAATTAATCTATCAGGAAATGGTTAGATTAGCTACAAAAAATAATATAGTTTTTGATTCTATAACAAGAAAAGTTACTAGCCCTCAGTTCATGATTCAGTTTTCTAATGGATCAACAATTAGATTCTTTACTTCCGGAATGAGATCTGGAGGCAAATCAGATGTTGCCCGTGGTCAAGAAGCTCACGTTATTGTGCTTGACGAAATGGACTACATGCATAACGATGACCTTGACGCACTGTACGCAATGCTTCAGAAAACAGCTGAAGATCAACCAGATAAAGTTTTAATAGCAGCGTCTACTCCAACTGGTCGTAGAGAAAAATTTTGGGAATGGTGTAGAAACCCTAGGTTTAAAGAATTCTGGTATCCATCCTATGCAAACCCATTCTTTAGTAAAGAACAAGAAGATGAATTTAGAGAACAATATTCTGAAATGGGATATCGCCATGAAATTGAAGCAGACTGGGGAGAAGACTCAGAAGGAGTGTATCCAAGAAGATACGTTGACTTAGCTTTTATTGATCCCGGTTGGTCTTATGTGCCGGTTATAACTTCAGCACGAAGCTTTCATGTTATCGGAGTTGACTGGGATAAGTATGGAGCCGGAACAAACATAGTAGTATTAGAGGTCTGTTCCGAAAATTACGAAGAAGCTCAATTTAGAGGTAAAATAAAACTCTGCTTTAGAGAAGAAATAGAAAAATCTGAATACACTTTGACTAAAGCTGTAGCTAGAATCATAGAGCTTAACACAATGTTAAACCCAAAACACATATATGTAGACAGAGGCTATGGAGAAGTGCAGGTTGAGCTATTGCGTAAGCATGGTGTAGAAAACCCAAATACTGGATTAAAAGAAAAAGTAAAGGGAATTAGCTTTGCAGAAACAATAGACATAAGGGACCCTTATACCAAGTTGATGGTTAAAAAAGAATTAAAACCTTTTATGGTTGATAATTTAAGACAATTTTTAGAAAGAGAACAACTCTGCATTCCTTCATCTGATGATGACATGTTTATGCAATTAATATCATACGTTGTGGTAAGAACCACTCAAACTGGAAGACCAGTTTTTGAAGCTGGTGGTTCTGCAGTCGATCACGCGCACGATGCTCTAATATTAGCATTATTAGCAATTACACAAAACTATGGAGAATTTAGTAAAGCTAAATACGCTATGAACACACAGAGTATATCAAATACATTTTTTATGCCGGAGGAACAGTTAGTTTCTTCTACCAATGCCTTAGATAATCAGCAAAAAGTTGGAAGAGCAGATAAGATTAATATTGGAACACCCAAAGCGGGATCTAGGAAAAAAACAACCGCTAAGATAAAAAGAAATATGTTTTAGGAGAAATTATGTCAGTTAATATGCCAAATGTTCCACAGTCGCCAGACTTATTTAATACTAACCCACCATTTGAAACAAGCGGGTTAAGTTCTAGTGAACTGATGGATATGGCTATACAAAAACAACCAGACCTAAGAACAATGAATCATTATCTAGGCTCTATAGCAGAAACAATTCCTAAAGGAGATGTTTTAGCTGAAATAACTAATGCAATAATGGCAATGAGTAAAGTTATTGGAGAAATAGAAACATTACTAGATATTACTTATTTAGATAGTTCGTTGTCTCCAGATTTAGAAGAAGCACATAATCAAACGTGGTCAGAAGTGGTAAATGCTGCAAAAACAGAAGTTTCAGATATTATAAAAATATCTCAAAAAGCAGCACCTAATTATATAAGTTATCAAGAATACCTTTACGCTGTAGAACATCAGTGTAGAGGCTGTAGGGCACTAGTGATGGAGTACGACGCTTATGTCGGTAAAACTGCATTAAGTTTTTACTATGACATTAAAACATTTATATCGTACATGCATTACGAAATGCTACGCATGAACAACGTCATGCTATATACGATAGGGGATGAATACGACGATGATACAGAGAAAAAGGTTGCAAAAGAATTCTACCAGTGGGCAAAAACATGTAAAGAATATACGAAACTCTTTGCCCGTGAAATCTTCTCAGGCCCACCTGAACTCCCTCAATCCGAGGTGGATAATGTCACTAAAATCGAAGCAGCACAATTTGAAGCATTTTTTTCGATCAGAATAAACTCTTACCAATCAGAAACAAAAAAACTGTTAGGTTTGGCAAAAAGAGAAATGGTAGATACATGCGACATGTATTACGATAATTTCCTATCTCCAGCAATTAAATCAAGAAGCTTAGTTGCATATCCTTTAGAGCTTTCTTTATTATCAGGTAGCATGAGAACTAAATCTCCTAACTTAGCCAAAGAAGTTGTTATAGCAGCTTCTTCTATAAATGGAAACTTAGCATCTTTATTAGCTGACTTAAGAGATAAAAGAATCAACACAGATAAAAAAATATCTGGAATGCTAGCTATGATTAGAGAGAAAAGAAGATACATTTCCTATACAAGACAATTAAAATTTGTTTCTGGGACTAAGTATGAAAGATATTTTATTGATGTTCCATATGACGAATATGCTGTATATTTTGAGCAAGCTTCAGTTAACAATGAAAAGCATGAAACATTAAACTCAAGCCATAAATACTTTACAGATCTATTAGAAGATAATCATCCTCAATACCTGTTAAGATCTGGCGGAGTTATCACTGGAGACATAGCTATCTCAAAGGGGTCAACAATAGGCGGTTTAGATTTAGCTAACCATAGTCATTCAGCTGGAGATGGTTCTTCTGCGAT